TAAAAAGGTTAAGGAAACCTTTTTATTTTGCGATTGGGTAAACAGAAACTTGTTTAATGACCACTATCTATCATTTTGAGAAATAGCCTTCAAACCCTAGATAATTCAACCTTTTACGGTTAAATCAATCTGAAAAAAATGCGATGTTTATAAAAACTGGGTATCATTTTGGGTATCAATACCTCTGAAAACACGATATCTTATTTGCTGTTATAACCGACATTTTAAAAAATGTCTATTGTAATGGAAATACCAAACTACTTTATAGTTTTAGAAGATTACTCTTTACTTTCTAAAGCCTGTACCCTTGATACCAGATTGTTGAATTCAGCCTTAGTTGTATACCAGGTTTCAACATGATGGTTGGTAATATATGGATCATCTCCATTTTTTAACTTGGTCTCGATTAACGAATCAAGGCCCAATTCAAGGTGCTTTGTCTTGATGTTAGAGGTCATTTGTGCTTGAAGGGTTGCGTAAGTTGGAAATAAGGTGTAAGCCGTTTCGGTTTTTAGGTAAGGAACGAGATCTATAGTCTCTGTTTGTCCCCTGCTCTCAAGGTTAGCAATTCTGCTTTCAAGAGGGGCAATATCAATAATCTGGTCTTGTGTCTTATCCTTTAATTCTCTAATTTCACGCTTTATAGTGCTGTCATCGTAGGCAACAAAATTAATACGCTTTAGATAGTCTTCAACAGCTTTTTTTGATGTCAAGCTGTGCCATTTCAATATCTTCTAAGTTATTGAAATGTTCTGTTGATTGTGTGACTTCCAGTCTTACAGATTGATCACTAGGAAATACATACTCTCCACATTGTACTTCTACTAGGTAAATACCAGCAGGTAAGATTTTTCCAATATTAAAACTAACCTTTGAATTTTCTACGGTTGCATTGATTACCAACTTACCTTTTTGGTTTGCTAGCTTAATTGAAGCATTTTGGCCATCCAGATTAGTGATTTTATTATACTTGTAATCAAGTAACTCATATTCAAAAGTGGAGGAGAAGTCCCCTTGTTTAATAACTTCTCCCCCTTTTATCCGATTAAGATTAGTTGAATTTGATCTAATCATTCAAATCCTCCTTATTCTAAATCCCCCCACAAGCTGATACGGTTACCCTCTTCATCTGTCTGTCCGATTGCCATGTAATTACGGTTACCAGACTCACCAATGTACGAAATCCATCTATAGCCATTTGCTGATCCTTTATAGTCATAATGGACTTTTTCATTAGCATCATAAACAGCCACAATCTCACTATTGAGACTTGGCCCACGACGAACATTGATGGCAACATCACCAACAATGAAAGTACCATTCTCTGGGATAAGTTCCATTTCATCATTTTTAGGTGTTTCGCTAAGTGGTAGGAAGTTTTCGCTTAGTGGAGTATCTGAGTATGGAAGATAGAACCATCCCTGCACATTATCAAACCCACGACTATTAAAACGTGCAGGACCTCCCACAATAAGAGCATCAGGATTACCATCGATATTTTGCTCAACAGTTCTCATACTGTACCCGTCTGAATCCTCGATTACTGCCCCACAATGCCCAAAGTTTACGCCACCAAACCAAGCATCCATTGTAAAGAATGCACCAGCTTTAGGATTCTCATTTGTAGGCATACGATGAACTTCTAAGCCTGCTTGTTCTGCTGAATCAAGCAATTCTGAAGCATTCCCCCACAAGTCGATGCCAAAGAAAGTCTTAGCTGGGTATGTAAGTAAGTCAGCGCATTGAGTCCCCGCAAATCCATCCTTATCTACACCCATTCCGGAATTTGCTAAATCAATGATAAATTGAATAGTTTCTTGTCTTGTTGTCATAAGAATACCTCACTTTTTCCATGCTTCGTTAGCTGTTTTTACCGCTGATTCAATAAATGTATTTAACTGATCATTGGTTAAATAGATATTGTTCGCTTCAAGCCCTTTAATTAGGCTTGTTTTAGCGTATTCTAGCTTTTCCTTGCCATGGATGTCTAACTTATCCGCTACTTGCTCGGTAGCATTAACGGCGTTTTTAGCTAGGATCTCAACCACTTCAAGGGCTTTTTTACCGCCTCGTGTTGTAAGGTAGTTTTTAACAGCATTTACAACAATTCCAACTAACACCACGAGAATACTCATAGCGCTACTAGTAATAATTTCAGTAATTTGATTCATTTTTTCTTTTCTCCTTTTTTAAACTTCTTAGGTTCTTCCAAACCTTCTTTTAATTGAAACTTTTCACGGTCAACATTTCTCTGAATATATTGATCGATAAAGGGAATTTCTATCCCTAATGCTGATAGACTAGCAAGAATACTAGAACCGTAAGCTGCCATCATCGAAATGATGAATGCATCAATAACAGGCGCTAGATTCATATATAACATGAAGGGGTAACCGATTGCTACAATTAAGATCATAGCGGTATGACTGACCAGCCCCTTCCTCCATTTTCTGCTGGAAAATTCATGATAGGCCCATGCTCTAGACACCCCTAGAATGATATCTAGAACAACGATGGCCATCAAGAGAAATACAATTATATGTTCGTCAATTCCATGATCGTAAAAATCACGAACTACTTCGATAATTCCAAAAATACCATCTGGCTCTTCTTGATACATCAATCACGCTCCTATCAATTAAGATTCAGGTTGTGCTATTGGTTTAGTTTCAAGATCATCAGATGGTTTTGCTGGCTTCTCTTCTTTTGGTACTTCCCAATTATAGATTGCAAGTTTTCCATTTTGAAGAAGAGGACCTTTTAGGTCTTTGATGGATTCCCCTGTGTAGGTAAAATCATAGTTGACTTGCACAAGGACCTGTTTCCCTTCGCTAAATCGTTCGGTATGGTCAGGATCCACGAGGGTGAAGATGTCATGCTGTTTGTATGTTTTACCTACTTGAGCAGTTTCCACAAGCTCAAGCGCTCGCTTGTAGAGTGTTGGATCAAGTGGGTTGTCTTGGTTGGTCACGGCCACGAGGACAGACCAATCCGCAAGAGCTTTGTTGTTTTGGATTTGAGTATCTTTCTTCTCGTTCTCAAGAGTAAGTTCTTGAATTTTTTGAATAGCTACCTTGTTAGCCTCAACAGACTTATCAAGCTCTTTTTTCAGTGCCACAATAGCACCAGATGGGTCCAATTCCATCCGGACAATGTTTAACACCGCTTCGACTAGTGCAGAATCTTCCTCTGCCATGCGGTTGTTTGGTAAAACTTCTTCAAATACCCGATAAGGATGATCTTGTTTAATAGCTACTTTTGTTGCATTCACAACTGGGTCAAATGATTTAAATTGTAATTTATAATCCATTAGTTTGTTACCTCGTTTTTAGTTTTTATTTCGTTAAAAAGGTCCATCAAATCCTTATCTGATTCTAGGACAGAGCGATAGATTTCTAGCTCTTGTGTGAGCTGATCTAGTTTTTCTTGTAGGTAAGTACATCGAGCCTTAAACTCAATTTCACCCAGCGTCTTGTCGCTCAATTGCTTGTTCAATTCAGCGACCATTGAAAGTAAGATGTTTTCGTTCATTGATTCCTCCTTTATTTAATTACGTTTCTATCAAATCCCCATGCATCAATCATAGATCGTATCTTATTCCGCATTGCAGTAGACATAGTGACTTGTCCCTCGGCATGCGCCCAAAGTCTCCACAACGCTGCGACGCTCTCTTCTATTCTGATGAATTCGGTTGGGATGTCTGTATCTGATTTTGTTTTTTTAGGCACAACAATATGCCTTGCCCAAACAGAAGATGCCTTGCTCCATGTTGCGGGCGAAAAGGTTTGTGTGACTGCTTGCAAATCCCATCCCTCTTCAGACGCAGAATGTCTAAATTTACTTGTATCACCAAAGTATTTGATTCCATCTTCTCCGTTGCTCGAGTTATTATCAATAACGATTCCAGCAAAAGTGGTTGAGTTCCAGTTTTCCATCCCGTTTCGATTGCTACCGATTATTGTTTTAGAATGCCTTTGTCCGTTTTCGACGCTCGCTTCGTAACGCATAAATTGTGTAGGGTAACCGTTGAAGATCCGTCTTATAGATGCAGTGTCTGCCATCATATTTAACGAACTATTATCTAAATCAAAAATCATAGATCCAGTATTTGATTCCAGCCTTCCGCCTTGGATTCTTTCCGCAGCGATTTTTATTGCGTCTAATTCTGTGGTGAAGGTCTTTTGAGAAATTAATTCCTTGATGAAAGCCTTATTTGTCACCAACTTATTAATCATTGCCGAATCCACAAGCAATTTATCGGCAGTAACCGCATTTGAGGCGAGAATCTGAGTAGTGACAGATCCAGATTCAAAGTTTCCTGTTTTCAGCTTATCGACCATTGCCGATTTTATAACTGCGTTATCAATTTGAGTTTCCCCTGTAATATGAGTTAGTTTTCCGACAAAACGGTTATTACCATCTGCGCCTAAATTAATTCCGCTGATAATATCGCCTGCGCTGTTAAGATTTTCAATTGCATACGAGCCAGCGAGTTGCGTGACTTGAGTGTGTGTGGCTTCCGCTAGTTCTCTGGTCCTATTAGCTGTTTTGTAAGCATCATCAAACTGACTTGGCTTATAAGGGCCTGTGTTTGATCCACGGACAAGCATAATTTCTTTTATCTCTATCCATCCGTTTTTTGTGACATAGACATAAAAAGGTAAGTTTTTGTGATTACCGAACTCGAAATCTGAAGACATATAAAATGTCCCTTGATATTCTTTCCATTCGTCTGAAACAGGAGTGTTTGGCCTTGCAAATGTGGCCACAAATGCTGCACGATTCAAAATGTGGTTTTTAATAATAACGTTACAGTCATAGTCAATTGCCCCACGAATACGATATTTAAAACCGACTGAATATGTTTCACCTTTATAGATTTTGCGAACGTAAATCGGAAGTGTAAAACCGGACCAGTTATAAGATGTCAAGCCCTGTGCTTTGATTGTAAAAACCCCATCATTTACAGATACATTGACCCCAGGATTGTTTTCATTTACTAAAACGTGCTGATCCATCGTCTCTGAATTGACGATCAAATTATTGTCACTTGTAAAATACTTCCCGACCTCTGTCTGGAATATCTGGCTAGACATTACCATCCGTGATAGTTTGTCTGGGGCGCCTGTTTCAGATGTGCCAAGGACACGCTCGTAGAGTTTATTAGACTCTGTGAGCTTATTGAACTCTACAGTTTGTTTTGCGATTTTATTTTCGATATCATCGAATTTTTGATTAGTCAATCGTGATTTATCGAAAAGGTAATCACCATCAGATTTGCTTGTAAATTCATCTCTGATATTTTGATAGATTTTATTATAAATAACTTCAGACTCAGTCTGGTTAAGCGTTTCTGTCACCTTACGTGACAGATCTGGACTGTTCAAAAACTGTTGTTTGAGCTGGTACAACAATTGATTGGTATCTGGAATTGTGCCTGCTTTATCTAAAGCTTCCTGTGCTTTTTCATTTGCTTTTGTAATTTCTGAGTCAGTTAGTTGTTTTGATTCAAAGATTTTTTGTGCAATAATTCCATTTACTTCCTGCTTGACTACTTCAGCTTTAGCCTTGGCTTCCTCAAGGCCATCTGTGACCTTATTTTCAATTTCCTTAGCTCGTTTCTCATATTCAGCATTAGCATTATCAACTAATTTTTGAACCTTAGCCTCGTATTCAGCATCGTGACTAGCGATTTTCTCTTTGACTACATCGTCAACAATTTTGCCAATCGCACCACCTAGCGAACGTGAAATTTTACCAAATCCAACCTTCTTCAATTTTTTAGACATTGGACTGTAGTTATAGCTGGTAATCTTTTTGCGAATATCAACATTATAGAGTTCATAAAAAATTGATACTGTATCAAATAGTTTTACTGGTTGATCAGCATGACCCAACACATCAATCTCTAAGCTCTCATCTGGCAAATCGCAAAGATTTGATTGAAAGTATTTCTTACCATACTCTTTTAAATCCTCAATGGTTTTAACATCCTGGTCTTGTACTTCCATATCATCCTCATAGATATGCTTGTACTTATCTATAAGTGGACTATCTACAGTAGCCTCAAGAACTTGGTCCTTCTCTCCCTCTCCAGATGCAGTAATGACCTTACGAAAATGAATTCTAGTCTTAAGTGATTTAGTAGTAGTGGATTCTTTGTACTCAGAAAGATTTTTCTTATACATAAAAAGAGATTGATTCTCAATCCCTCCATTTTTTAACAATCTCACTGAGTATTTATCTCTGACTAAATCACCACCCCATTGACCAACAATTGAATGTTGACCTTTAAGTAGTGCATCAATTACTGACGTATTCTCTATGTTTAGAGTATGCAATTCTGAGATATCAGAAAAGAAAGTAAAAGGGCATTTTCTCTTTAGCCCTTCTACTAGCTTGTTCATCACAGTAAAACCATTCGCTCGATCTACATTGATCTTGCGGATACTATATCCATTTAGCAACGTTGCTACTTGATTGGCATATACTGTGATATATCCGTGTTCTTTTTGGATATCGATGATTACAAATTCTTGTTCACCTGACAAATCATCTGCCAACAAATGAACTTCGTTTTGAAGCAGGCTCCATTTTTCATCACTAACAGGATACTTGAAGGTGAGTTGATAAGTATTATTTTCTTGCTGGCTGATGTCATCATCCGTACACAAATTAAGAGGGATATTCCCCTCTTTTAAATAAATCAAATGATATACCTCCAATTCCCTTGAATTTTGATTTTGGAAACATTACCAGATGTAGTTACACCTATAACTCCTTTTGGCAGTTCAAAAAAAGGACCTCTTGTTCGCAAGGTGTTCTTGAGTTGCCCATTCAAAGTATAAATGTTTTGTTTCCGCTGCCTACAGTCAATTTTTGCTCCACCTGATAGATTTAATCCCATTGTCTGGTTGCCAATCGTTAGGGTTACTTCTCCTTGGCCCTCAATCGTAATGATGGGTTCTGAATAGATTGTACCTGAGTTAGTAATCGTGCCACGTCCTGATAGTACGACTTCTTGGATATTTTTTTCATATCTGAAAGGATGTTGATACACCTTGATACTTACGATCCAGTTATTTTGCCCATGAAGCGAGATTTCTGATTCAAGTAAATCAGCATAGTAAATGCTACCAGGCTGATAACTAAATTCCAATACATTGTCTTGCTTCTGGAATGCGTTAATAATAGCTTGAGCATCTTCATATCGCTTAACAAATAACTTCAAAGTACGCTCATATCCATCATAAGCACCATCTTCAATGTTATACTGGCCATTCATTCCAAATAGTTTTTTCTGCTCATCATATCGAGGGATAGCACCTTTAATATCTCCAAAATCAGTCACCACACTATCTGATATAGTGTTTGTGTTAAAAGTATTGATAATCAGATAATTTACTGCCATTAGATCCCCTCTCTAGCCATGATTCGTCCTTGACGTTGATAGGCATTTATGGCTAATTTTTCTCCATCTAAGTAAGTATTAGAGTCTTTGTTTGATATCTTCTCAAGCCAAGTATCTAAACTTGATCTCAGAATCATCATCTCAGACACCATTCTAGACTCAGTTGTGTCATATTTAGCGTTAGGCATCTGCAATGTGGATGTGATATCTTTACTGAAAGCTGCTCCTGATCCAAAATCAAAATCATCCCCTGTAAATGCATTTGAAATCCATCCAGCTACTCCACCAACAGTTCTTTGCACATCTTTAAAACTATTTTGTAAAGAAGCATCAAATCCTCCCATGATAGCTTTACCAGCAGGTATTAATAACCTACGGTCATAAGAAATAGGACCTTTGTGTTTACGGATCCAGTCTGCAATACCACCGATAAAATTCTTAACACCATTATACGCACTTTTCAATCCCCCTAAGAAGCCATCAAGAATAGCTTTACCAGCATCCCAAAGGTTGATATTTGCTAGGCCAGAGAAAAATCCTTTAATACCTGAACAAAGGTCTTTAACTCCGTTTTTCATGGTATCCCATGCTTTTTGTGCACCAGTGACAATTCCATCGAAAATACTTCCAAGACCAGATTTGATACCTTCCCACATGCCTATTGCTGTAGATTTGATACCTTCCCATAATCCTGACATGAAAGATTTAAAACCTTCCCAAAGAGCTTTTGCGCTAGCTACGAAAGCATCTATAATGCCGAGAATAGCTTGACATATTGCATTCCACATAGCTTCTGCTGTTGCCTTTATAGAATCCCATATTCCAGACAAAAACGTCTTAAGCCCTTCGAAAGCACCAGTGAAATATCCTATGATTGTAGAAATAATCCCACTAAAATAAGTACAGATACCATCCCAAATCATTGATATAGCAGATTTGATACTTTCCCAAATCAATCCTAGATCTTCACCCATTTTTGTAAAGTCTAAAGTTACTAAATCAATGATAAATAGTACCGCTCCCATTACAATGCTCTTTATTAATTCCCAGGCCCCGCTGAAAATTGTTTTAATACCTTCGAAAATCTGACCCAGACCATCTTTCATTCCATTCCAAATCGACATAAACACATCAATAAAAGGCTGGACAATGGCCATTACTGTTTCTGTAATTGTGGTCCATGCAGCTGTAGCGGTACTAGAAATACCCTGCCACAAAGTAACAAAGAATTCTACTATTCCATTCCAAGCGATTTTTATTCCTTCAATCACACTATTCCAGACTTCTACAGCCCCATTCCAAAGGTTTATTGCACCTTCTGAGATGGTTGTCCATAAACCTGAAAAGAACTCTACAAGACCATTCCACAATCCTACTACAAAATCAACGAAAGCACTCCAAATCTGCTTACCCGTCTCTGTTTGGGTAAAAAACCAGACTAATGCAGCTACAACCGCAGTAATAGCAACTACTAAGGCTCCTATTGGGTTAGCAGCAATTGCAGCGTTAAAAGCTAAAACTGCGCCTTTGACTGCTAAAAGTGCTGATTTGAAACCTGTGATAATAGATTGAATGGTTGTAATAGCTTTAAAAGCCAGAAAACCTGCTAAGGCTCCTGCTAGAGCAGATTTAACAATATCCATAACTGTTTTATTCTCATGCATCCACTTTGTAAAATCTTTTACTTTTCCAGATGCATCAGCTAAAACTTTAGTAATAGCTTCAAATGCTGAAGCTACTCCTCCAACACTATCTTTACTTTTAGCAAGTCCGAAAAGATCACTAATAAAATCTCCAACAATCCCAGCAACATTACTGATAACAGCACCAATATTTTCAAACATGGTACGAAGATTATCTCCAATGTTCACAATGCTACTAGCTGTTTTCTCGTTGATTCCTAGCTTTTTTAAAAAATCTATATTATCTTTCTTACTCAATGATCCGAAAATCATATCATAGATAGTGCTGACCACTCCTCCTACTTTATCAAAAACATCATAAAGATCATTCATAATGCTTTCTCCAATGTAGTCTCCGAAAAGCATGTGCATAAGCTCACCGAGTGCACCAGCTAAAACCTGGGGAATACCTTTCAACACATTCCATACCATTGGAATAAGATTACCTACAAGGAATGTTTTAACGGTATCAAAAAGTTGATGCAATGATGGCATAATATCTTCACCAAGTGCTAATTTCCCTAAGACGTTTTGTGCAGCTGCTTTCATAGATGCGAATGATCCACTAAAAGTAGTCGCAGCCTCTTTAGCAGTTGTCCCGGTAATGTCTAGATTCTCTTGGATAGCGTGGATAGCTTGGTACACGTCTGACAGGTTATTGATGTCATACTTAACACCTGTCAGTTTTTGCGCATCAGCTAATAAGCGTTGCATCTCAGTTTTTGTACCACCGTACCCTAGCTTAAGGTTATCCAGCATTGTATAGTTTTGCTTTGCAAATCCTTGGTAAGCATCCTGGATACGGTCCATAGATGTCCCCATCTTATTGCTGTTATCTGCCATATCGACCATGGCCATATTCGCAACATCTGCTGCCTTCCGAGTATCACCTCCTAACGATTGAAGGAGGCTGGCACTGAAGCCTGTTACATTTTCCATATAGGCATTGGCTGAAAGTCCTGTAGTTTTATAAGCCTCGTTAGCATACTTTTTAACCACATCAGCAGAACCTTTAAATAAGGTTTCAATCCCACCTAATGACTGTTGAAGATTGGCCCCTTCCATCAATGATGAATGAATTAACTTACCAATTCCGGCAGCAGCAATCAGTTTTTTTGTGACACCAATCAGTTTTCCGGCCAATGACTCGCCAGCTTCCTTACCAACTTGTGGGATATCCGCCCCAAGTTCTTTTGAGAGCATGCCTTTCATCCCACGAGCTGAAGGTATTATTTGCACATAGGCTTTACCTAATTCTGTCGCCACTAACTACCACCTCCAATCTTTTCTAACAATTTTCTTCTGTATTCTTCAAATTCCTCTCCAGATGTAAATACCATCTGTTCCTTTTCCTTCTCAACTTTGAGAAGACTATCAACCATTGAAGCCGGACGGTTTTTGCCCTGTTGTCCATCTTTGGTTTTCATCCATACAAGCATAGATAATCGATCCAACATACTTGCCTGGATTAATAAATCAGTTGGTACATTCTGCCCTGACATTGCAACTTTTATCCTTGAATCATCACGCAGACCAAATGAAAAAACAGCTACCTGATATGCAGGTAGCTGTCTGTAATCATAAATGCGATACGTCTCAGCTAAATCACAAATCAAAGCATCTTCATCAGTTTTGATCATTCTGGAAAGGGTTACTATTTTTTTACATTCTGTGACTCGAAGATGTCCCGTACTTCATCCATCAACTTCTGAGTTGGTACCATTCCATCTTCACCACGGACGTGATCTTTCAATGCTGCCACCTGATCACCGAGCAACAATTTAAGCAATCGAGGTAGTACAAGAGGGTTTTCATCGATTTCAACAATAGTTTCTACTACCTCATAGTTCTCCATCCGTTCCATACTGATATCGAATGGAAAACCCGTTTTAGTAGTCCCTTTAAATGATTTAGTTTCTGACATGTATTAAGCTCCTTTGATGTATTCGTAGTGAGTATTGCTTTCGCCATCTGGGAATGCTGTAAGAGTTGTTTGGTATCCGACTGTCTCAGCATCTTTGTAAGAGATAGTTCCGATACCTGTTACTTTTCCTTGAGGGATAACAATACGTTTCATAGTACCATCTTTCAAAATCATATCTACCACAACGCAATGGCTAGTTAATTCTTTTGAATTAGCCTTGATAGTGATACCTGTTTTAAGATCCCCACTAACATTATCAGCACCGTACACTTCCTTAAGCACATTGACGTTCAATGCTTCGATTAATGTATAAGTGAAAGTATCGGGTTTTTCTGTTTGTGAGGAGTGTACGATGTCACCACCCCATGCTTTGACGTTTTCAGATTCAGGGCTATTTTCATTTTCCAAGCCATCCTCTGAGATATATCCTAGAGATAAAAATTTAGCATTTAAGGCGGTTGTAGCATCTGTTGGTAGAGGAGTCCCAGTAGGTGCTGAATAGATTGCCCCCCCAATTTTAGGTTTTGCTGTCGTCACTAATGATGACGATGTTGTTTGAGTAGTTTGAGCTTCTGATCCCATTCCATTCTCCATTTCTTAAAAATAATTTATGTCAAATACCGCTTGATAACGATATTTTTTAGTTTCTGTGTCTGTGAAATTGTAATCACTGTTTAGGTGGATTCCACTGATCTCATTCAGTTCAATCATGTTTTCGACAACTTGTTTTACTTTCTCATTCAATTCAGCAGCTTTCTGCATGCTGGTTGAATAACTCTGAAAAGCAAAGGTTGCAGTTTTGGCGTAGTTCTTCTTGGATCCTCTAGTCTTTTCAAGGATTACAAACTCTTTTGGCATGTTTGTTTCATGCTCAAAAAAAGACGGTACCGATAAATGGCCGTCAAGATATTTCTTGATAACAATTTCAATCATTTAATCCACCGCCTTCAAAAGAGTATTGTTTTTCATATTGTCCTTCTTAGCTTTATAGGTCTTTGCACTAACCATTGCATTAGCACGATTTTTACCTACATGAATATCTTTTACATATCCATCACCGCATCTAGCTTGAATATCAGATGCATATTGAGAAAGGACATTTTGCATAGGAGCAGATTTCATCAATTCAGCCACTCCAGCACGATTGAGCTTAAACTTAATATCACTCATAGCGTTCAACCATCACCTTCTTGTTCCAGACCAAAGGAAGCATTTCCTCAATCCCTTCAAGAGGAATCCCAAAAGTTTTCCATCTCTTACCGAAAAATAAAACTTCTTTATCTTCCCAATCATGAAGATCACCTTTTGGTATTGCTAGAGTATACTCTGCTTTCCGTCCAGTTAGATTCATCTGGCTTGTGATATCTTCCGTTGAAGATGGAGATATGAGGACATTATCCACCAATGTTTCAACTTCCTCAAAAATGGGATGACCAAAGTCATCCCTTCCCTTCTCAACGCTTTCTATAAGAGTGATTGTAATACCTTTAATTCGTCCCATAAAGATCAATCACCCCATATCTTTGCTTTTTGAAGCCTAAACGCTTCAGTTCAGAGTCCTTAATAAACAAGCCACCACCAGGCACCAAATAAGAGCCACTAAAAGAATATCCCATAGCAGACTCAGCCATTTGGGTCATTGGCTCCTGATCGGTTGATGTCATTAATGTACGAGCAACCACATCCACAGTAACAGATTTTACAACACTTTGATAAGATGGGCTGTCAAGCACCATCTTATCTAAATCTTTGCTAACTTTCTTAGCTTCCTCACGAAGAGAATCTGACACAATTTCCAACAGTGCCTTAGCTCTTCCTCGTTCATCAAATTTCAAAGAACGCCACAAAGTTTCAAGGTCTTCAACTGTCGCAAATGTTGTCATTTTATTTACCCTTCATGTTGTTCTAAAAGAGCAAGAAGATCAGCCTTCTTAGCTCCTTTGTCGTATTCGATTCCTAGACTATCTAGTTTAGAGCGAATATCTGCCACTTTCATTTCTGGAACTTCTGTCCCGTTTTTATGTTCACTACTAGCAATCCAATCGCCGCCAAGCACTGAATCAGTGGTGATTATTTCTCCTGATACTTTATTAACGTAAATCATTTCAAATCACCTTACGCTTTAACACGAGCAAATGCATCAGCATCAAGGATACCCCATCCAATAAATGCTTCAGCACGCAGCAAGATTTCATTGTAGGCTTTCAAGTCACGACCAGCTCCGTCTGGATCACCATATTCAATGATTTCCATTGGGATATTTTCAGCATAACCCCACTTGAAACGGTTCTCAAAGTCACCAACGATTGCATGGTCTGTTTGAGCAGTTCCACCAGTAACAGTCAAGTTTTTGTTTACGTCTGATTTCATTCCGTAGAACGAGTCAGGATTTTGACCAAAGCGGAATTCTGGATATTGAACCACACCATTTACTTTCAACTTAGCAAGTGATTGACCACCTACTGGAGAGATGGCCACACCAGTAACTTCTCCGCCTTTAGCTACGATTTGTTGGACAGCAGCATCAATATTATCGTCAAATTTATCTTCTGCATAAGTTACGATATTCCCAGTGATCAAACCATCAAATGAGTTAGTGTCACGGAAGGTTGCATCTGTAAGTCCTTTTGGCTCCAAACCGTGGATAGCGGCGATATCAAAAGCATCTGCGATTTTCTTAGCGAATCCATCAGCAAATTGTGAAAGATATTCTAGTTGTTTTTCTTCAGAAGCATACTTAAATTCATCTGTGATCCGTGCTTGGTATACAAATTTAAGCGGTTTGATTACCTTTGGTTCAATGATTGCTTTACCTGCACCTTTTTGTTGTCCTTCACCAACAATTTGAGCATTCCCTTCAAGATTAAAGATAAATTGCTCAACTCCATTAAATGGAATTGGTGTTTGAGATGAGAGCTTGGCAAGAACAGAACGTCCTTGCACTTTTGAAATGAGTTCTTTAACCAATTCTGGTTTAAAAAGCGTTCCTTGTTTTAATGAATTGTCTGTCATATTACATTATTCTCCTGTATTATTTAATTCTCGAAGCATTGACTTCATTTGCGATGTTTTATTGTCTCCAATTTGTGGTTCTACAACACGCATTGGTGCAACAGGTGCAACAGGTTTGATAAAAGATGCTAAGCGTTCTGCATCTGCTTTTAGACTTTCTTCATCGGTACCTTGCAAGCGATCAGCTAAGTCGAATGGCAACCCATTCTGTAATGCAATTCGAGTCCGTAAGTTTTCCGTTTCATAACCGGAAATTTTAGCCTCAAGATCGGCAATTTGCTTGTTAGAACTTTCTGTCTCTTGCTTAGAAGTTTCTAATGCAGATTTTAGACTGCTATTTTCATCCTGTACTTGAACAGCAAGAGCTTTTATCTCATCGTAATCCGAGTATTTTTCTTTTAATCGTTCTAAACGATTCTTGATGATTGCATCAAGTTCCTCTTGCGTTTCAATAACCTTAAATTCTGACATTCTCATGTCTCCTTTCTCCTGCTTTCCCGGCAGTTCGGTAATTTTATCATCAAAAAAAGCAGTTCTTAGACTGCCACTTTTTAATAACTGATTTTTTGCTTTTTCTTAGGCTTAGTTGTTACGCAAGCCCAATGCGCAAGCAAAGCGCTGTCCATCAGAGAAATATCCATATCGTCAAAATGAGAGCGATAACCAAAACCACCATTTGAACCAATATTACGCTTATCGCAGTTAGTAGCCACTTTTGATAGAGATGGTTGTCCAGCATGGCAGATATTTTTTTGATAAATACCCTGCTCCCAAAGAGCATTTGCCACTATGATCTCTTTAACAGTTGGTAAGATGACATTCTTAATTTTGTAGTCCTTCAATTCTTCATCTAGAATCTTTTGACCACTTGCACCGTCAATAACGATTTGGGCCACATCTGCACTACGCAAAAAAGCCACTAGCCAGTCATTCCCATTGCGCACTGATTGACAATCTATAACTTCGACAAAAAAACGTCCATCTTTCGTCCGCACTGCAACGCTCATGGCAACGTTTGTACCATCTTGTCCATACTTAATCCCAACAAATAATTGTCCGACAAGATCAGGAATATCAGATACTTTTAATTCGTTCCATTCTGTTTCAGATATAGCAGACTTCTGATTATAAGTAGGCCAGAAACCTAGACGTTGAACATTATGATCTAGTTTATCTTCACCTAACTCAGCTTCTACTTTTCGTTCATTCAAGTGATAACCCATTGATGGATTTGAATGATACCAGGCATCCACATCGTCAATCTCTTTTTCTTCAGACACTGACCATTCAGCCCAACCAGAGTATTTCCCTTTACCGAATAAGCACGTTTCTCGATACTTAGTAAAGACTGTACCACTGGAAACTGGTGTAGGAGGAGTCCCACACATGATAGTCATTGGATTGGCACTATCGGTTACAGTGTATTTTAAAGCAGATTCCTGCTCTGTTGTGTATTCCTGTGCCTCATCAATGATCAGCATATCAAATCCTTCACCAAGACCACCATTTGATGTTCTAGTACGGAATTGGACCACACCACCAGTTTTATATAATTCAATCCGCTCCTGTCCTTTGGCACGGATAGAGTTAAAATCTTCACCATCCACATATCCCATTTTCTCTAGGTAACGTTTAACCTTTTCAAATGAGGCATGAGAAGTAGAAATACGATGAGCTGTGTGAAGGATGTTTAGTCCTTTATGCAGCCCCCAAATTTCACAAATGTAAAGAAGTTCTGACTTTCCGTTCCGTCGAGGAATAGAGTATCCAAATTTCTGATGCACCCATAAGCCATTCTTATCAACAGCCATCATGGGTAGTAGAAGGTTTTTTTGCCAAGAATAGCAAGAAAGACCAGTTTTTTCGTAAAGATCAATCGCTTCATTTGCTAATGAATTTTTCTTGACGTATTTTAAAATCACCGATTGAGTAGGATTCTGATTGCCAAGTTTTTTCCTAGCCATACTATAACCTTTCAATCGTAATCGCATGATAACCCTATCGCTGGGAGATATTGGATCACCTCCTAATCAAAGCCACAATAAAAGCACCCTTTCGAGTGCTTCAGTATTCTTATTTTCGGTCTGAAAAGAATTCAGCCCAAAATGGATTTTCTTTATCGAAGATTTCAACCTCTTCTGAGGTCATGTTTTGAGGGTAATCTTCAAAAAGGTTATAGAACTTTTCCTTATCAAACGTAAATAACATCAACCCTCTAGCAAACCATGACGTATCAACCCACCAAATTTTGTCATCGTTATTTTCTTTATAGCAATATTCAGACCAGTTTATTTCTTCATAATCATCTTTCATGGCCTTCAATTCCTTTCATTTGTTTAGAATCGGCTGTGTTAATGAAACTCAATATATTATGGAACTCAGGATTATCTTTCAATGAATCCGAATCAATAATACAACTATCCACTTCATACTTACCATGTCTTGTACTATGTGTTTTTTTACACTTGAATCTTTCTTTCAAAACAATGTTATCTAATGGTTTAAACCCGTTTGATATTCTGGATTGTAATTCCAAATATTCAAAACGGCCTTCATTTTTTCTTATGATAGCCGCATGTCTACCTGCCGCTAAATAATATTCGTTCCCAGATTCTACCTTTTCTAACAATTCTCTGACAGCAGTAAAGTCATTTGTATTTTTAACAACATGCATTTTGACACCAGGAAGGTTTCCTATCATTTGGATTCTACTGTTTCTAGAGAAAAAGTCACAGCTTTCCCCTCCTCGAAAATCTAAAACGGTATAACCACCTTTATTACCTATGTAAGCAAATGCTGCTGATGAACATGATCCTTTGGTTCTATCTCCACCACCAACAGCATCAATGATTTGCTTCTCTGTTAGTTTTTTACGACTTTTTTTGATAGGGTTTGAGGAAATTCCTTCTTGAAGCGCAAGTTTTCTCACCTCGCTCATTTGAGATTTCCCATTGATATCTTTTCTTGCTTCTATCTTATCACTTTCATCATTTTTTCTCCAAATTTTGCTCCAAATGTCTTTAACTTTTCCGCTTTTTGGGTCATAGTCAACAATACAACGACAATGTTGATGTCTTCTATAAACATTTCTTGGAACTTTTGGATATTTATAACTACCTTGAACCTCTTGACACCAATCACAGCAATGGAGATAAGATTTTCTAATAATTTCAGGTTGTAATCCAGATTTATGATGAAACTCAGCATTTTTTTGAATACTATCATCTATGATAGACTGAGAAAAATTAACTATTGGCTCACCAAACAACCAACTGACATCTTCAAAATTTTCCTCAGATGCCAATCGATTAACTATTCCAGCGACCCTATCCTGATTCAATTCAGGAACTTGTACTTTCAAACTGATTTTTGCATCTGTATTTAGTTTTTTCTGAACATCTCTAGTATAACCGCTTATTATCTCATAATTACGACCTAGCACGTCCGTCAACAAACGTTGAGCGATATTATAATACATTTTACCGTCGGGTAATTTATCAGCGCTCAGAGAAGCTCCTAGAGCTTTAGAAAGAATCTCTCCAACTTCGATAGCAAATTCATTTGCTGTTTTATAAGTTGCTTTTTTAGCTTGTAGTTCCGCAAAAGCTCGACTAACAACCTCGCTCTTCCCATATTCGCTTTCAAAGCGTTCCTGAACTTCTTTTAGGATACCAGGTAAGACATCATGTTCCATCTGGATCTCCTTTTTTCACCACAGGCACAGCAGACATATCACCTGCAATACCAGTAAGGTCTCTAATTGTCTCAGCACTGATGTATCCAGGTAACGCCTGATTCAATTTAAGAGCACCATCACCAATCATGGTCATCATATTAGCATCCGCTTCAAATAGTGGTTCCCATTTAACGGTTGTTTTTACGAATTGGCTTCTTTCATAATGAAACTCATCACGCAAACAAGCGGCTACGTAAGCTACATTCAGGAAGCCAGCTCCTAGTGAACGTTGTGCCTTCCGTCCTGCCAAACGCAAGTTCTCGTGACTAGCTTTAATGGCTTCTACAGATGATGGATTATCTGAAACAAATCCTAAATCATCCAGAGTCAGTCCCATTTCTCCAGCAAATCCAGCTGCTGCTGTTTTCAACTGTTCTGTAAATGGTGTCATACTAGCAGTTGTAAACTGTCCAATGCTAGGCTTTTCTCCAGTGTCACTTGCTGAGATGGTTAGTAGACTAGAAACTGTTGCTTTCCATTTTTCTAGAGGTGCCGCATCAGGATCTAGTCCAATGATGTATTTCTGCGGCCAAGAGTAAAATTCAGCAGTAATATCAGCCCGTTCTAAAGTCCGTTTAGCGTACTTTTGATAATACATCCCTGCTCTAGTAATCCGTGAACGACCAAAAGGACGAACTGCATCAGGTCTATGAATGACAGGTACCAATAATGGAATATTAGCTGGGTTAGTAACTGAATAATGATCTTGCCCCTTTGGAATAAAGTGAGTAGCATTTGGTTCGAAATAGGCCTCTAGGATTGGTTGACCATAATCATCACGAGCCAGCACCGCATATCCCTCGACTAATAGACCAGTGATTGGATCAATGATTCCTGTTGCATTGCTTGATTCAATCACTTGCAATCTCACTTCATCATTTTCCCCTTTAGAAAGGTAGATAAAACTACACGATCCAATCAAGGCTGATAATATCGCACTATCAAAGAAAATATCAGGATTGTTTTGTTCAAAAATCTCTGTAACTTCAAAATCATCATTTTCAAATTTTCGAAATACTAAACGATCTGCAAGACTATCTACACCTTTTGCTGTCCATCCCAAAGTTGATTTATATTGAGCACGAACATTTACAGGAATAGTAATCCCTATGGGGGTATCATTATTTTTCATTGCATAATGTTTATACCGCAAATTAACCCTGGGCCTGCAAGATTCTAATTTTCTTCTAAGATATTCAATTCCTCTTAATTCCAATTTCTTATCCTTTCGTTTTGGCACGAGAAAATATGTACAGTGACGGCGTGAAGCTCGGCCAGAACCGAGGGGAGGGGGTAACCCCCCTATCAGTTCTGGGTCAACTGTGGTATTTTAGCCAATTGGTTGATTGTGGCAAATTGCGATTTCCAACAATTGCATTTTTTTCAAAATTTTGTTCAGCATATAACTTATCAGACTTTTGTCTATTACATTGCCAATGAGCAAGCTGTAAGTTCTTGATGTCTGATGGATGTCCATTCCTATTCACTGGAATGATGTGGTCTATCACTGGGGATAGTGGGTGAGGGTACCTGAGTGATTTATCTACAGGCTGTCCACAGATCCCACAGGTATTCTGAGTTTTGAGTAATATCTTCTTATTCTTTTCAAATGCTACTCGATGTGGTCCATTACGGTCTGCCCGTAGTTCTTTCATTGTATACCTCGATTGTCTTATCTGTTTTATATCATCCTGCACACCTTACCCTCATTCCCTTATTCGGTATCAATACCCTGGTATTGAATATTGGGGGGTATTATTTTGTTAGATAGGGGGGAGTAAATTAATGAGGGAGGGTGTAATAATTAGGCCTGGTATTTTTAAGTTGATGGGTGTTATTTTATTAGAGGGGGAGGGTCTTTGAATTTAACATATCTTATATTCTGTTAATTTGGAGCATAAGACTTTCTACCTTACTCTCTCATAGATAAGTGGGCCATCATCAATAAATGAATTTACTTTATCTCATTTTGTTAAATACATGACCTTAATAAGCGAAATTCAGCATGCTATTATCTAGCTCATCTTGCTTGAACCCTATATATCCTAGTGTGATATCTGGTGAAGAATGATTAAATAACTCCATCAATATTCCAACATTTTGATTCTTTCTGTAGTGATGGTAGCCAAACGTTTTCCTCATAGAATGTGTTCCGATGTTTGTTAATCCAATATGCTCTCCAGCATCTCTCAAGATCTGATATGCTGCCACCCTACCAATGTGTGTTATTCTGAGTCCTTCATTGCTTACTTTTTTTCTCGAAGGAAACAAGTAATCATAATCCTTTAATTCATTTTCCTTTATATAATGATCCAGGGCTTTTCTTAGAGCTGGGTTAATAGCGAACCTTTTTGTTTTACCTGTCTTTCGTTCGGTAACTTCAATGTGAGTTCCTTTAACACTTCTTACTTTCAAGGGCAGGATATCACTAACTCGCATTCCTGAATACAGCCCTGTAACCATCATTACATAGTCTCGTTCATTCTTACTCTTTAAGTAATCCTTCATGCGTTCGATATCATCTGTATCACGAATCGGTTCTACTTTACGCATTTACCTACTCCTTTCAAATAAAAATAGTCAGTCCATTAGAACTGACTTAAAATATTAGCTGTATGGGATTCGAACCCATGCCACCCCGAATTTCTCCTGGTGAACAGCTAACCAAAAAATACAATTAGGAGATCTACAAAAAACTACCAGGCCACCGCCTTCATTTTCTGATAATACTATTTTAAGTCATAATTTGTGTTATGTTTACCGTATTTTTACCGCAAAAATACCGTTTTTTTATTACATACTAGTACAGCATCTCGATACTGTTCTGCGAATGCTAACAAAGCATTATTGTATAGTTCCTGAAATTTAGTCCTCTCTATACCTAGATAGTTGTAAATTTCGTAGTTTAGATCTTTTTGATTTTTTAAAAATTTGGAAAATAGTATGTACCGATAAGTAGGATTGAATAGCCTGCTTACCGCTTGTTCAATTTCTTCTAACTCAATCATTGCATCCACACGTCGAACAGCTAAATTTTCAACAGCTTTATTAGGTCCTGCTCCTCCTCTTGGTTGAAATGTGAATTCCTGCGTGACTTTTTGAATTGGGTCATCACATGCTATTTCTCTCCAGCGTGGATATTCTGAGAGCTTTTTCTTAGCCCTTCTTATTGTTTCTTTTTCATCGATATCATCAAAAAGCTGCATTCTTCACCTCCGTTTCCTGAATCGCTATATCTGTTAGTTTATCTTGCTTTCCACTTCCGATTTTGTTTCTTAATCTTAAAATCTTTAACGATCTTCTTCCACTCGATATCACATGAAGAATGTATGAAGTGACTTATTCTTTCTTTAAGTTTTTTATTTTCTACCTCAAGAGCTTCAATCTCTTTGTAGCATCGTCGAACTTCTTCACGATAGAAATCATCAAATATAATCATATATACCTCCTAAAATGGAAGAGCATCGTCGCTGATGTCCATTGGATTTGAAGCATGAGAAGGTGGCATTTGTTCCATCATCGAATTTTGATTGCCGGAATTATCACGTTTTTCTAGAATTTGAAAATTCTCTGCTACAACCTCTGTGACATAAATACGTCTACCATCCGTCCCTTCATAGTTTCTTGTTTGGATACGTCCAACAATTGCTACAAGGTACCCTTTCTTGGTCCAGTTTGCAAAGCGTTCAGCTTGTTCACGCCACATCACACAATTTACAAAATCCGCATCGTATTCCCCATTGGCATTTTTAAAATTACGGTTGCAAGCAATTGTAAATTGTGCAGTGGCAATATCTGAAGGAGTACGTTTCAACTCTACATCCTTTGTTAATCTTCCGATCAAAGTTACATTGTTAATCATTATTCTTATCCTCCTACTCCGTTCTGTTCGGCAATTTCTTTCAGCTTCTGAGCTCGTTCATGCTCACGTATTTGGTACTCTCGATTTAATTTATTAAGAATAGTATCCTGCATCGTATTTTTTTCAGCCATTCGCTGGATACTTAATTCGTGCTCTTCTACTTCCCATTGCAAATCCCTATTTTCTTGCTCAAGTTTTCTTATTCGTGTGTTTAGATTTATGCTTGATAGAAAGAGTATTAAAAATAGAGCTGCAATATTAACAATCAGTAATTGATTTTTGTTCATACTCTTCAATCTCCTTGTCTAAATCTCTGACTTTACGTTTCATCCATTCTTTGTTCGCTGTGGCATTTTGTTTTCCTATTTGATTACATAAAGATATGAACAATTTCTCATCTTCTAGTCTTTTTTGATAGGCATTTCTTGTTTTAACTAATGTCTCTAATTTCATCTTTTTTATCATCCTCTATATTTGATAGAACAGCAACCAAAATGGCCCAAATCAAACCAGATAGCCAGACTAAACCGAATAGTAAATAGATAAAGTTCTGTAGGTTCATTAGTTGTCCTCGTTTCTGTAAGCCGCAAAAGATATTACCTCTTTTGGATTAATGTATAACCTCTTAACATGCATCAGATACCCGTTATTAAATTGACTAACCAACCTAGCCAAATCATCCTCGTTGCATCCAAACGCCTCAAGTTTCCCATCACCTTTTAAATAAAATACAATATTCATCATTTCTCCTCCGACACAGTTATGTTGAACGTGTGACTATCTAAAACAAACTTTCCATTGCTGCCCAAAAGATTATCGTCTACGATAATTGCTTTTGCTGTATCTACTACAAGTTTTCCTACTTGTAATGCAAACACAAAGTCGTCTATTTTGGGCATTTTATCGTTTTTCATCATTTTGGCACTTGGTGGTTGAGGATAGCTCATCCAGAAAACTACGTCTTCATCGGTTTGCTCAAAACCAATTCCTTCTCCATAATCAACCCAGATATCAGTGTATACGTTTTGTGTCTTTGGATTATAGACAAGGACTTCTTCATCAATTTCTGGAGTTTCACCTTCCCAAACGTACTCAATACCGTTATGAAAAAACTCCTTTTCTTCTTCAGCAATATTCCTTGTTGTTAACTTATTCCATTCCATTACACTACTTCCTTTATTTCTGTATATAAGACTTCCATATTAAAATCACTATCAATGAACTTGTATGTTAATGATTTATTAATCCCGTTTCCTAGGCAATGGTAAACTACATCTACATTAACATCTGCACCTAAATATTTTTCTAAACGCATGCGATTATCTACGTAAAAGGCGATATTCCTTTTTTGCTGCTGATATGGTCTGGCTTTAGCTATATCCCTAGTACACCACATCAACACCTTTGAGATGATATCTTTCTTGGTAAAACAGTCTTTTAAAGAAAAGTAGGTGTTAGTTTTTGGGATAAGAATTAGTTCCAGTTGTCTATTTATAAATGAATCAGGAAAGAAGCTCATAAGTTTTTCCAGTTCTTCATATACCTCATTGTTCATCCTTCCACCTCCTCAACTTCAAACAACGGACTATTAAACACTTCCTCAAGTCCTGCATCTTCTAACTCTTTGCGAGTAAATTTCGATTTTAATCTACTTTGTAAAAAACCTAAGAAATCCTCGTCTGTATTTCTTACAAGATACTGATTTACAGATTTGATCTTAACTGTATACTTCGGTTCTTTCTCGACTGTGTAGCCGAATTGGTACATATTTACAATAGTGCTGATTGAATTTTTAGTTTTATATACCCACTTAGCAAACTCTGACTTTTCAACTGTCCCAAATTTGTAAATCTCTGCCCAAAGTTTTGAGTCAAAATTTTCTTTATGTTCCTCATACCAATCCGCCACGAGTTGTGGTACTGTGACTTTCTGCGGTTCGTCTAGCAACTTAATCAATTCCAACGCTGTTATTTTATCAATCATCGGTCTTGGTCTGCTGCAATCTGAAGGTAAATGAGCAATACTCTCGATCAATTCCTGTTTATTCATTCTTCCACCTCTTCAACTTCAAACAGCGAACTATTAAACACTTCACCAAAACCAGCATCTTCAAGCTCTTTGCGGGTGTGATTTCGTCTAAAATATCCACTCTCATTTTTCATTCTAAAACTCCATGTATTTGACCCCATTCCATAGTATAGACATTCAAAACATGAGTCTACTCCCTTAACCTTCACCAAATATCGCTTTTCCTCTTCGACCTCGTAGCCGTCAAGCCAAGCACGGGCGACTAAGTCAAACGGCTTTTCTTGCAAAAACCAGTTACCGACTTCTTCATTCGTAAAATCAAAATCGAATAAATCAGACACATCTTTACAATGTTTTTTTCCTTCTTCAATCCAATCTGCAACATACTGAGGGACTGTGACTTTTTTCGTATCAATTTCATTCAATTGTTCCAAATCTCTTAAAAAGCATTGACGAGCTATTTCAGCACCTTTTGCGTCCCATACGCCCTCAAGGCTTTCATATTTTTTAATTAAATCTTCTATATTCATTATCATTCCTCGCTTCTAACCACAGTTAGATTTCCTGTTTTTTTACCTTGAGCATGCAATTCTGCATAATACTTAAGCATACCTGCATCTTTGCCGATAATACGACTCAATTCTTTAAGTGGCCCTCGACAGATGTATCTGCCATCTTTATATAATTTGTAATCTGCTAACTCTTCTGGATCCACAACAATGGAACTTTCTGTCACACCAAAATAATCACAAAGGCATTGAACTTGAAACTTTCCTAACTGCACTCTACCATTTAACCATGAAGTAACTGCATCTCTCCCATATCCTAATTCAAAGGATAATTGATGCCTAGTCATACCTCGACTTGCTAGGAGTAATTGCACTTGTTGTTTAGCATGTTCAATCTGATTCTTTGTGTACTTGCTCATTCTCTAACTCCTTTACTAAAGAACTGAGGAATGCTAAAGATTCTTTTTTACCTGCGATTTCCTCAAGAACCCATACCAAATTGCGGAAGGCTTTTTTTACATCCTCTATACCGTTCTTCTTTTGGAATCGTAAAAGGTATTTCATTGAATTGCCCCATGCCCAACCTGCCTTTCCTGCTAAATCACCTATGAAGTTTTCTATCACATCAATTGCTTCCATCCCATTTTTTCCATGATAATGGCTGGGGTTGTTGATAGTATCATACTGTTTCACTTTGTTTTCGCCCATCATAAATCCTCCTCTTTCACCCAAACACCGTCAACTAATCGCCCTGTTCGATCTTTGATCTCTTCGTATGCCAAGCCTAAACACTCTGTAAAATCGATATTCAAAAACTTAGATACTCGAATCAATTCAAATGCTACATTTTTTAATTGATAATTTTGGCGACTAAAGTAAGCAGCAACTGATTGATCTAGCAGTAAAATAAAATGATCTTCTTCCTTGTTAGAATTCGTAGAAGGAACTGATTCAGTATGTGGAAATACTTCTTTCGTATCAATCCCTAATTGTAGAGTAAGGCCAATTAACACTACACCAATGTCTCCGATGCTATCTTTTACAACGTCATCTTGTTTTTTTGCTAGACCACTAGCTAATTCCCCAATTTCCTCAAACAATTTTAAGAATTGTTTATCAGGATTCTGAGTCTGTAAATTACGATCATAAAACCATTTTTGAGTTTTCTTAATTAACTCAATCAATTTTTTGTTTTCCATTAATACCTTCTGCTTTCCATCCCATCAGGGAATTTAAAAATATGTTTACTTGCACCCTTGAAAATTCTATCTGCAAGTGCTGGATTATAGATTTTTTTGATATCGCTACTAGATAAGTTAGTATTTATAAAAGTTGTCTGTCGATTGTCTAAGATCTTGAATAGAACCCTTTGTCTCCATTCGTTTGCTTGTTTAAGGGTGTCACTCATGCTGCTCTCTTTTCCTAGATCATCAAGAAATAGATAGTCTACATTGCTAAGCATTTCTACAGCATGACTTTCTGTAAAGTCGCCTTTCCCACCAAAGCTATTTTCTATCTCAGTAAATAGTCTAGTTACCGATACGAAAATAATACTTTTAGGAGTACCTATGTCCTTGAATTTATTGTTCAGAGAAGAGGCTAAAGCAATTGATAGATGACTCTTACCAACTCCAGGTGGTCCAGTTATAATTACATTGCCTGTTTCCCCTTTTAAATAATCTCTCAAGATCCTTTTTGAAAAATTTAAACCTTGTTCAGCAATTTGGTTGTCAGAAATAAAGTTGTCAAGATTTTTGCCAATTAATTCAGATGGATATAAACTAAAGCGACTAAATACTTCAAATGTTTGGGCTAATTTTGAATTTATTGCTGACTCATTATTTAACTTTTTCTCTATTCGTTTAATTTCTTCCTTCTCACACTCTGGGCAAACCTGCAAATATTTCAATTTTCCAGCAATAACTACTGGACTCTCCCATAACTGGCAAGAGTGCACTTCACAGATTTTATCTAGTAGCTTTTTTCTTTCAATATCTTTTAGAGCTTCCATTAGAATCCCAGCCTTTCATCAACTGCTGAAGCAAATGATCGGACATTGTTCGGCATACTACGATTAAGATAACTATCAAACTTATTCCCAAAAAGCGTTTGAGGCTGTAGATATCGTTCATAATCTGTTCCCATCCATGTAGCTGCCATAACATTAACCACATGTTTAAAGTCTTTTAGTTCATAACCTTCCTTCAAGCGTGCCTTAATGTATTTATGATGGCTAGCTGTATTTTTGTTGAAGTTCTTATTTGTAACCTGATTGAGATAAGTAATAACTTCCTGACAAATAGACTTAATATTGTTATTATCAGTATCGTTAATATCTATCTTGTTTGTCTGTACTTTTTCCAGTTCAAGAACTGTATTTTCTACAGCTCCATGCTGTACTTTTTCCAGTTCAAGAACTGTATTTTCTACAGCTCCATCAACTTGACTGATATAAATTCTATTTGGTAGATTATTTCCTTGTCGAATCTCTTCCAGTAAGCCCACCTCTCTTAATTCTTTCTTCACTTTAATGATTGTTTTTTCACTGCTATTCAAATCAATCATTAATTGCTCATTTGTATAATATTGAAAAACATTTCCCTTTCGGTCATGCCAGCCATTTTTTACAGATAGCTCAAGCCTACCGAACAGTAACATATACATTAATTTTGCATTGTTACTAAGTCTTTTATATTTTTCATCATAAATAAATGGTTTAGGAAATTTAAAGAAAGCTAGAAAGCCTGCTACTTCTGATTTTCTAATCATTTACTGTACCTCCAAATTTGTAAATTTTGTAAATTCTTTGTGGAAGAATAACTTGACTGTGCCTAGTCCACCATGCCTATTTTTTTCAAAGATCACTTCTGTGACATTGTCATCTTCCTCTTGCCCCTCACGACGGTAGTAAGCATCACGGTAAAGAAAGGCTACAATGTCAGCATCTTGTTCAATAGAGCCTGATTCACGAAGATCTGACAGAACTGGCCGTTTGTCATTACGTTGTTCTACTCCACGAGAAAGTTGACTAAGTGCAATTACTGGCACTTTTAATTCCTTGGCTAAAATCTTTAATTGTCTAGAGATCTCAGATACTTCTTGCTGTCTATTTTCTTTTCCTCTGCCAGTAATCAACTGTAAATAATCGATAACAATCAAACCTAACTCTCCTGTTGTTTGAGCTAATTTCTTTGATCGTGCTCGGATGTCAGAAATTCTGATGCCAGCGGTATCATCAATATAGAGTTGAGCCTTTGATAACTGTTCCTGTGCTAAGAGCATCCGTCTCCACTCACTGTCAGATAACTTTCCTGTCCTGATGTGATAGGATGGAATCACTCCTTCAGCGGATAACATGCGTTCTACCAGGCTCTCTGCTCCCATTTCAAGTGAGAAAATCGCTACTGGTTTACCTGCTCGTATTGCTACATTCTGGGCAATATTTAGCGCAAATGCTGTTTTACCCATAGCAGGTCTAGCTGCCAAAATAATTAAGTTGTCTTCGTGTAGTCCTGTTGTTATTTTGTCAAAATCAGTAAAACCTGTAGCAAGGCCAGTAACATCTCCAACGTGCTTAGATCGTTCATCAATTCTGATATTAGTTGAATCCAATACATCCATGATATTTCTAAAACCTGAGTATTGATTGGCACTTACCGATGTTAGTGTATTTTCAAGTCTTACTATGACATCATCTAAATCTTGGTGATCTTCATATACTGTTTCAAGTGCTTTACCTAAATCATTGATGACCTCTCTTACTTTAGCTTTTTCGGCAACAATCTTTGCATAATGTTCAATGTGAGCACTTGTAGGAACTGAATTGATCAAACTAGCAAGAAAAGCCATTCCACCAATACGCTCAAACTCTCCAATTGAGTCAAGTGCTGATTTTACAGATACAGGGTCAATTGGTTCTCCCTTGTCTGCCAATTCTTCCATAATGTTGAAGATAATACCGTGAGATAATTTATAAAAACTTTCTTGTGTTAGAAGTTCTGATGCGATAAAGATTTTTTCCGGATCAACGAAAATTGATCCAAGTACCGCCTGTTCAGCTAGTAAGTCGTGAGGCAGGATATTTGTTTTTTCTGCCATTTTTATTTTTCCTTAATATTGATATAATTAAATTAAAAACAATAGGGGTCTATCTATGAGAAATAAATATTCATTAATTTTTCCTTTGCTTATCACAATACTAATGTCATATTTGTATTTGAAATATTTACCTACTAGCATGGAGTCAACTCTTGAAGTTTTGAAAGGAATACATTTTGAGACTTTATTTACGTTTTTAATTTTAGCTTTTATTATTTCATATTCAGTGTTAGTTACTGTATACAATTTCCTTTTGTTTTATGATCTAGTTGAAAAAAATGATATTCAACTTTCAACATCGATCGCAATGATTTCTTTTATCCTTCTTTTCGGTTGTTACCTTGTTAAGAGCTTGTCTGAGAAAGAGTTCAACCTGATCGCTATTTTTATCAGTTTCCCTTTTCTCTATTTGATCCCTAATACCTTCCAAGGTATTTTCAAGGTTACAAAGAAGTTTAAAAATATTAAAAAGGGTAAAGGAAATAATGAAACCGAAAGAGATGAATACTAATGTGTCGTTCCCCATACAATCCTCTCCTTATCTACGATATCCAAAACGAATAGCTTGCCGGGCTTCTTCAATTTGTTGTTTTTCCTTGAGCAACTTTTTTAATTCCCTTTTTGACTCTTTGCATCGTTGGCTAATTGCACTTACCATGATCGCCTCAAATAACACCACGATTACTAATACACCAATAATAATTTCATTTAACATTTTCTGATCTCCATTTCTTGTTATATTCATCTAAATCAATTGCCAATACTGCTGCTAAATTCTTTTGTTCAGTTAGTATTTGCCTTTTGTAGGGTGCCAAACCTGCATCTCGTTCTTCCTTTGTTTTTGGCAAGAAATACCCATTTGGTTTTTCTTTTTTTGCAACAACAGGATGTCCAAAATTTACTTTAAGGCTCTCAATAATGATTTCTAATTTTCGTTTATCTAAATTAAATCTCCTTTGTAGCTCTTTTGCTTGAATTGGCATTTCAAATGATGCGCTTTGTAGGATTGTGTTTAGCACTTGTGTTTCTAATGCTGTCATTTCCCTAGAAACTGCCATTTTTTCTCCTCTCTTATATAACAATATTTTCTTGGATGAATTTATCTAATTCATTCTTATCAATACGCTTTGTTCCATCTATTTTGTAAAGATTCAATCCCATCTTGATCCATTTTCTGATGGTATTTGAACTACAATCCGCATAGTGCGCTGCACTTTCTAGTGACAACCAACGTTTCTCTGATATCTCCTGGTCTAAGAATTCAGTGAAGGATTCTTTAAATTGAACTCGAACCACTGATCTTATTCCGTTTTCAAATTCTTCGCTTAGAATATTCATTGTTATCTCCAATTTGTGTTATACTATTAGTAGTTTCTTTTCTAGAGCGCCTAACCTCGTTAGGTGCCTTTTTTTATATTTCTTAATCCTCGAATTTTTCCCATGATTCGTTAATCCGTAACTTTTTATTAATTCGTAGTTTCAGATCATCGCTACCTTTTCCTTCTTTGAAAAGTTGAGTTATTGTAGCTGGACTTACACCGACGACAGTCGCTAAGTCTGATCGTGACCACCCTCTTTTTTCGAGAGCTTCCTCTACTAATGAATTCCATCGTTTATGTTGTTGGCTCATCATATCGGCCCCTTTCTGCTTTTTTTGTAAAACAGTAAAAGAGTTAGTCAAAAACTTTATAAAATTCCTTGACATTTTTTAAAATTAATTCTAAAATTAAGGCATAGTTAAAAGACATCTTAAAACCTTTATCTACAATGAATCTCGCTCGCCAAAGCTGTCATTTTTTGAAAAAGTTTTTATATGTTGTTTTACTAACTCTTTTACTTTACAAAAACTATTTTAAAACTAATTCTAATTTTTGTCAACAGTTTTTAGAATTAATTTTAAATATTTTTTGTCGTATCTTAGAAAGGTTGATATATCAATGTTTTCGACGTTCGATAAAATTAAAGAACTTTGCCAAAAGCAAGGAATTTCTCTTAATCAATTAGAAGATAAACTAAATTTTAGTACAAATTATCTTTATAGTATGAAAAAGGGAAATCCGAAAGCTGATAATCTCCAAAAAATTGCTGATTATTTTAATGTGTCTATCGACTACTTATTAGGGCGCACTGATAATCCAAAAATTGCAACAGACGGTGATGCTTCTGCACCGCTTGACCTTCGAGACATTGCTGCGCAATCTATGTTGTTCGATGGTAAACCACTTACTGAAGAAGATATTGATTTCATTACAGCAGTCTTGGAGGCACACTTAAAAAATAAATAGAGGTGCATTTATATGACTGTAAAAGAGCTTTGTGCCCTTGAGGGTGTAAGCTTATGCTACTTTGATGGAAGCGAATGGCATAGCCCAGGCTTCTTTAATCCCGCATTGAAGGTTCTTGCAATTGATATCAATCTATCGGAGCAAGATCAAAAGCAAGTTGCCCTGCATGAATTGGGCCATAAAGAACATACTCCAGTCCAGTATGAGATTAATAGGGAGTTGTGTGAACTTCAAGCTGATCGTAGCATGATCCATCATCTTTTGGAGGAAGAGTTAAAAACTCTGGATGATGTATCAGAATTTAATTACATCCATTTTATGGAACGGTATAATTTAAAAACCATCGCTAACGAAACGATGGTAATAGATGAATATAAATCTTTAATTAATTAAAAGGGGAATTATTATGGGATTATTTGATAATGCCGAACTAAAAGAGGCTAAGCGTCTCTATAAGGAGGAAATGAGACAACTTTCTGATAACATGAAACCAACTGGTAAGATATTCATGTGTGCTAAATGGGATGATAACTTAAGAGTTATTTCTATAGGATCTATGGGATCTTCAACTTTGATTAAATATGATTCCATTACTGGAGTTGATGTCATCGTTGATGTTAAAGAAGTCACCTCAACAAAAACAAAAGGAAAAGAAAAAAGAAAAGGGGTTATGACCAGGGCTGTTGTTGGGACAGTTTTGATGCCAGGAGTTGGGACTCTCGCTGGTGCGTTGACAGCTAAGAAACACTCTACAGGTGAAAGTGAATCTGTTACAAATCAGCAAGTCACTAAAACAATTGTTTTAACTAGAAACGACCCATTTAAAACCGTTTTAAATTTTCCATACAATGCAGATCTTGAAGTGAAGCTTCGTAGTATTTTGTCTGAAAATATTGCGAAATTATCGCAACCGCTAGTCACTCAGCAATTAGAACAACCTGTTAAAGAAATTTCTGTTGCTGATGAATTGATTAAACTAAAAGAATTATTAGATGCTGGTATTTTAACAGAAGAAGAATTTCAACTTCAAAAACAAAAGATTTTGAGTTAATACAAATTAAAAATCCCCACACCGCCTGCAAGCTAAAATGTGAGGATGTGCAGTATAGAAAGAATGGCATTAAAAAGCCCTCTTTACTATACCCATTTTAACAAGAAATGAGGTAAAAATCAATGATCAAAAAATATAAAAAAGGCGATGGTTTCGCCTACTATTTTAAAGCCTATCATGGAATTGATCCTTTGACTGGCAAGAAGATTATAACTCTTAGGCGTGGTTTTAAAACCGAACGTGAAGCTAGACTTGCTGAAGCTAAGTGTTTGGCTGATTATGAGAAGAAAACCTTTAGAAGCAGAAATACAACTACTACTTTCAAACAGGTATATGAAACTTGGAAAGAGCATTATAGAAATACAGTTAAAGAATCTACCTATGTTAGCCAAATTGACAAAGCTGACAGACTTATTATCCCTCATTTTGGAGATAAGCCCATAAATAAAATTACTCTATCTATGTGCCAAGCTCAGGTCAATAAATGGGCTGAGGAGTATAAGAGGTTTTTTGGGATCATCAGCATTGCTAATCAGATATTTGATTATGCAATATCTATGGAATTAATTGATAGCAATCCAATGAGAAAAACTCTAAAACCAAAAAGAAAAAAGAAAGATAAGGAAGAGCTTGAACAATTCTATAATAAAGAAGAACTAAAATCTTTTTTCGAAATGGTCCAGGAACTTGATGATATAGAAATGCTCACTTTCTTCCGTTTATTGGCTTTCACAGGAATGAGGAAGAACGAAGTAGGCGCATTAAGATGGGCTGATATTGACTTAGAGAGTGGACAACTAAAAGTTAATCAAACACTAGCAAAGGGAGAAAACAATAAAATCATATTTCAAACACCGAAAACGAAAAAAAGCCAGCGAACAATATCGCTGGATCCAAAGACTATTGATATTTTGAAAGATTGGCACAAATACAGTACAAAAGGCTTATTATTTAAAAATGAATCAGGCAGCCCTAAAAGTATTGTGCATGTCAATAACTTGCTGAATCGAGTTTGGAGAAGGTATCCTGATTTCAAGCGTATCACTCCTCACGGATTCAGACATACACATTGCTCCCTACTGTTTGAGGCTGGAGCAACTATCAAAGAGGTCCAGGAACGACTAGGACATGAAAATATACAAACAACGATGGACATATATGCTCACGTCACCCAAAAAGCAAAAAATGAAGTTGCTGACAAATTTGCTTCCTACATTGGTTTTTAGAATATGGGTATCACTGTGGGTATCAAAACAAAAAAACAGGCTCTCCGAATATATCGGAAAGCCTTATTTTATGCTATTTAAAGCAATTATTTTGCGATTGGGTAAACAGAAACTTGTTTTTTATCGCGACCTTTACGTTCG